CGGTATCACTTATCCCTCCACAGATGGCTCTGCCAATCAAGTATTGATCACCAATGGTGCTGGACAGTTAAGTTTTACAAGTTTGAGCGCTTTCACTGGTATCACGTTCGTGGGTGACGACAGCACTGGCACCACATTGAATACAGGTGAAACATTTAAAATAGCAGGTGGTTCCAACATAACCACTGCAGTGAGTGGAGATGTGTTAACAATCAATGGATTAAATCCTGCACAGGGTATAACTTTCATTGGAGATGACTCTACCGGTACAGCGATCGCAGATGGCGGAACACTGCAAATTGTGGGTGCAGGTTCTGTGGACACGTCTATTTCTGGAAATGTTTTAACCATTACAGGCACCACTTCTATAGATTCTTTAAACACAGGTGGTCTATTGATAGACGACAATAAGATCACTGGACAGAGGTCCAACGAAGACATGGAGATCAGCACTTCGGGCACAGGTGTTATCACTACCAATGCTTCAATCATTCCCACCACAGATGACAGCGTGGATTTAGGATCATTAACTAAAAGATTTAGAAAAGGATATTTTGGAAGTGGAACTTTATTCATAGGAAATCAAACTATCAGTGCCAGCAAGACAGGATTGATATTCAGTGGAAGAATCAATACTCCATCTTCAATGCTGGATGAAGATGCCAAAATAATTTCCAAGATAGGCATAGACACATCAGAAAAAGATGTGGATATCCTTGATATGGAAGACAATCGCGCCATCTTGTATTATCAAGTTTATCGAGACGAGGTCAACAACAAGATCACTGCCTCAAAAATCAATTTGATCCACGACGGGTTGACGGCTTTCATGTCAGAATCTGCTGTTATCAGCACAGGCACAATCGTGCCCGGAGATGAACATGCTTCACGGGCAGTGCTAGAAGGAACTAATATAGTCTACAAGATTGAAGGAAATTCTGCCATAAACAGCATGCAGTCTTACAAGACTATTTTGAGTGACACAACCGTGACGAGAAGTACAGGAAGGACCAATACCTTTCAATATGATGATATATCTACCTCGAGCACAGTGGTAGACACATGGAACATAGGCCAATATAGATCTGCCAAATATTTTGTCACAGCCACTGAACAAGGGGTAAATTTGCCCAACTATCACTTGAGCGCGGAAATATCCATGGTGCATGACGGCAGTGACGCATATTTGAACATTTACAATATTGTCAACAACGGTGACGTAGATGATATTTTTATAGAGTTCACTACGGATATCACTGATGGCGTGGCTAGATTGAAAGCGAATTCCACCGGCGGTTTATTAAATTTGAAATTCCATAGACTGTTATTGGCAGATGACGAGGGTGGAGACGAAACCGTTTTTCAAAAGATCATCGGCACGGTCACTGCATCAACTTCTGCTACCACTCTAGATTCCTTCCATATGACCGATACCACGGCAGCTTTCTATACCATATCAGCGCATGATGACGACAACACACAATCCAGCTTGTCAGAAGTCACTGTGGTGCATGATGATGCTCAAGCGTATGTCATGGTAGGGCCGCAACTGACCACAGATGGCGTAATACATTTGACTTTTTCTGTGGAGATTTCAGGCAACAAAGTATATCTGAAGGCCGCAGGTAGCCAAAGCACAATAAAAATTTCTGGATATAGAGCTAGTCTACATAGACCACCGGCTGGTAATGCCAATACTAGTTTATCGGCACAAGGTATCACTTTCGTAGGCGATGATTCGTCAGGCACAAGGATTTCAGATAACGAAACGGTTAAAATTGCAGGTGGCACGGGTATAACCACATCCATGGAGGGAGACACCCTGACCATCACCGCCACTGGATCTGCTGAATCCACAGCCGAGGGATTGACTTTTGTGGGCGATGATAGCACGGGCACTCGCATATCAGATGGTGAAACAATAAAGATCACAGGGTCCGGTGGTATCACCACTGTGATGAGCGGAGATATACTTACAATAAATGGACCCGCGGCATTTACTTTCAGTGTGGCAGGAGATGACAGCACACAACGTGCAATAACCACAGGAAACACACTAAAATTTGTGGGTTCCAACGGTATAACCACTGCTACGGATGCCCAAGGTAATGTTACCATAAGTGGAACCACGCTTGTGACATTAAATATAGATGCCGCCGGTTCAGCTGTTGTGTATGACATAGCAGCTCTAAACCTAGATGGTGGAACTGCAGCATCAACATATGGAGCTGGAGAAACATCAGTGAACGGAGGCGGAGCATAATATGGCAAACAAGATACAAATAAGAAGAGACACGGCAGCGAACTGGACTTCAACCAATCCCACGCTGAGTCAGGGAGAGATCGGTTTTGAAACAGACACATATAAAATCAAAATTGGAAATGGCTCGTCAGCATGGGCCGATCTAGGTTATTTCACTGCTGCTGGTTTATCGGCAGCTGAGGGTATCACTTTCGTGGGCGATGATAGCACAGGAACAAGAATTTCAGATGGAGAGACCATTAAGATAGCGGGCGCAGGTTCAGTGACCACGGCAATGAGCGGAGACGTGCTCACAATCACAGGATCCGGTGGAGGGTCAAACATATTGACAGTGGTCGGAGATGATTCAACAGGAACATCATTTAATTCAGGGGAAACTTTAAAAGTTGCTGGTGGAACGGGAATCACCACGGCGATGTCGGGAGATGTACTTACCATCACAGGTGTGCCACAGGCCACTATGACATTTGTGGGAGATGACTCCACGGGCGTTACCCTAAACAATGCAGAGACATTAAAGATTGCAGGATCGGGCGGAATAACCACTGCAGTGTCTGGAGACACATTGACCATCGATGGTTCCGGAGTGGCCGGCGGTGGCGGATTTTCATTGAAAGTGGCAGCGGACGATTCCACTGCAAGAACTATCAACTCGGGGGAGACAATACAGTTCGTGGGATCCGGTGGTGTCACCACCACTAGTGATTCCGAAGGAAAGATCACCATCTCGGCAGCGGGAGTGACTGGGCTATACAGCAGGACCACTGCCAACGCGACCACTGCCAGCATAGCAAACGCAGCCACAGGCAACATCACAATAACAGGATACAAAGGTTATGCACTGTACAAGGTGCAAACATCTGCCGCAGCATGGGTAAGAATTTATGTGAGTACCGCTGCCAGATCGAGCGATTCGTCAAGGGCAGAAGGAGCAGACCCAACACCGGGTGCTGGTGTGGTAGCAGAGGTCATTACCACCGCGGCACAAACTATCTTGATCAGCCCTGCAGCGATAGGATACAGCAATGAAAGCACACCATCAACTGATATCTACTGCGCAGTCACCAACAAGAGTGGCTCTACCACAACAATCACAGTAACATTGACCCTCGTGGCACTGGAGGTGTAAGATGGCAGACAGGCCCTCAACATCGGCACCCTATATACAGCTAAAGGAATTCTATGTCGTGGTCTATAATTTTGACGACTTACAATCTATATACAGTGACTTGGAAACACAGGATCAAACTCCCCCAGGACTGGAACTGACCCGCGCCATTGAATGTGTCGAACGTAGGCCAATGAGCAGGGGGACCCTTTATCTGATGACCCAGTGGGAAGCCAATCAGCTTAAAACGGATCCACGAATAAAATCAGTAGAAATAAGTCCGAGAACGTTGGGCTCAACACCGGAACTATTCGTCGAAGAAGTATCAACCAACACCACAGAACAGACTAGCACGGCATGGGATAAGTCCTTCACCACCTCCAGCAACCATAAGAACTGGGCCCTATTGCGATGCTGGGAGGGCTCTAATAGAAACGGCTGGGGAGGCTCCGGATATTCAGGTGACGGGGAACAAGCTAGTGCCGCCGTGACAGGAACCATAAGACTGACACAGACCGGAAGAAATGTGGATGCAGTAATAGTGGACGAAAACGGATTGCCATGGACCCATCCAGAATATGCATTAAATGCGGATGGCACTGGTGGAACCAGAACCGTGCAATACAACTGGTTTCAACACGATCCTGAAGTCAGAGGAATTGCTGCCAGCGATTATACCTATTCATTAGGTTCCCACTCCACTCATGTGGCCGGCACGGTGGCCGGAAATACCCAAGGCTGGGCTAGAAATGCCAATATCTACAACATTTATTTCGGTGCTGGCGGGGGAGATACCGGATACGTGATGGACTACATAAGACAGTTCCATGCAAATAAACCAGTCAACGCAGCCACCGGCAGGAAGAATCCAACCATCTGTAACAACAGTTGGGGTTGGAGTATCTTCCCAGGGGCATGGAGTTTTAATGACATCACCGCGGTGACCTTTCGAGGTGTAAGAAATGTTCCGGCGGGTGGTATCACAACTTTCAATGGATTCAGCGGAGTATGCACAAGCTCAACAAGATTGGCCACATTGGTTAATTTTGAAAACAATGGAAACAGAATCACAACGACAGGCACAGCAGACCAGGGAGAAGGCAGTATCGTGTCAAACCCATCTTCATGGACCAGAGACTCTAATTATCATGCCAGCATAGCGGGGGTCACACAACCATCGGCCAGCTACAGCATAGTGATCAACACCGACACTGTGAATGCAGGTGTGAGAATACAGAGTGACGTGTCGGCGGGAGGCAGTTCCGGGACCACAACTCTCACGACCAGCATTACGGTGACTAGACAGAGCGACAGCACCGTTGTGAACACTTTCACGGTGGGACCTGCATCAGACAGCACGGCCAACACAACCAACATCATAGATGAGGAAATCACACTGGCATCAAAAGGCAATTACACTGTAACCTATGCAACCACAATCAGCAACGCTGGCGTCACATCACCTGTTTATGCCTTTGACATGGACATATTGATAGACAACGATCCGTCCATCACAGATGCAGCAACGGTGACCACGCTGGCAACCTCCTTATTGGGCTCAGCTAGCCTTACATCTAGCACGACCCCAACTGTGGGCAACAACGACGACGGATATTGGACATTGAATCTGCCTTTCAATGTGAAATTTTTTGGAATCAATTACAATCAGATTTTTGTGGGAACAAACCACTATGTGACTTTCGGTGGTGGATCCACTAACTTTAGCAATTTAGGAGAAGCCAATCCTGGATTTCCAAAGATCATGTGGTGTTCATTTGACAACTCGGTGCAGAGGATTTTCCATGGCACAGAAGGTACAGCACCAAACAGGACTTTTAGAATAAGAGTGGAGGGAAATGCCGGCGACACGGGTACTTTGGGCAGCCCCGGCATGGTGAACGAATGGGTATTCTATGAAGCAACTCCAGAACAGATAGACCTCCAATTGGGAGTAAACAACCGTAAAACAGTAAGTGGTAACACTTTCACCACAGCTCAGCTGAACGCCTGGGGATTTATATCTAACCAGCGTATACCTTATAGGGTCTCCGTATTGGATGAGGATCTAGAGGACATGATCGACGAAGGTGTGATCACTGTGGGTGCCGCTGGAAATGGCAGGTGGAGGCACGACGTGCCAGGTGGGCAGGATTGGAACAACACGTTCGAGATGGCTAACAGATACCCCGACAGCGTGGCCAATCCATATCCCTACATGAGAGGCACCAGCCCCACTGCCAATGACTCCGCGGGCGATGGCAGCTCCACCGGAACCTATGACATTCCCAACATCTGCGTGGGTGCCGTTGACGCAATAAGCGTGGACAAGAAAGTTGTTTTCAGCGATTGCGGAGAAGGAGTGGACATTTTCGCACCGGGCACATTCATAGTAAGCGCATATACGGCTGGGGTCACTGATCCGAGATCAGGCAGTTTTTTTGTGAACAAAGTGTCAGGCACCAGCATGGCTTCTCCCCAGGTCTGTGGAGTGCTCGCTTGTGCGCTGGAAACCTATCCAGAAATGAATCAAGAGCGTGCCAAAGCCTACATCACTGGCATTGCCAAAGCCGATCAGCTGACAGCCACATCCGGGGGTCCTACTGACATTAGAGATCTACAGGGAGCACCTAACTTATATTTGTTCTACAGGCCCGAAAGACCCTATGATGGCAATGTTTATCCTAAAATCAACTACAAACTGCGCCCCGCTAGCGGAGCCGTTTGGCCAAGACCTAGGATAAAAAGAACCTTAAATTAGTGTAAAACACAAAACCCAACACACATATTGACAGATCTTTGTTTTCGTGTTATAAATACAGCTGACACAACAAGAACACAAACACACACACAGAAAGGAGTTTAAGTTATGTCAAACATCAAATCAAAAAGCGGCTAC